AGATGCCGTTGTGGACCTGGCGCGAGGCCATGTCGACGCCGTTGGGCAGCAGCAGGTCGGCGGTGGCGAAGGCGAAGGCGTCCTTGTTGTAGATCAGGTTCTGCGGGGCCGAGGAGGAGGCGGCGCCGTCGAAGACGATGGCGGCGGTGGCGACCGGGAAGGCGTCGACCGTGGCGAGCGCGTGGCTGGCCGTATAGATCGGAGGGCTGATGGCCACCGAGGTGTACGAGCCGCCCGAGGCCGTATTGGTCGCCGTGCAGACGAACTGCTGGAGCGAGCCGGTGCTCTCACGGGTCTGCGGGTTGACGGCATAGACGCCGGCGATCGTGAAGGTGTCGCCGCGGTTGATGACCTGCGAGCCGGTGCCGGTGATGGCGATGGTCGACGCGCCCTCGGTCGCGACCGTGGTGGTCACGGTGGCGCCGGTGGCGGCGCGGGTGCCGTAGGCGTGGACCTTGATGGACTGCGACATGTTGATCTCGTCGTAGCCCAGCACGCCCTCGCCCATCATGCCGTTCTTGAACTGGCGGCTGATGACGTCGGTCGGGTTGAACAGGCCCTTCAGCCCTTCGACCAGCCCGGCGTTGGCGGCGGGGTTCACGGTCGCGTAGCGTTGCGACATCGGAACGGCGCCCTCGTTCAGCTTCTGCTGGCCTTGCAGCAGGACCAGGGAGGTGGCCGGCGTGGTGCCGACGGAGCCGACAGCGTTGTAGACGTCCTTGTAGACGTTGGCGACGTCCGCATCGACGCTGGCGGCCAGCTGGCTGATGCGCGGCTTGAGGACGCGATCGGCGAAGTCGTCCAGCGACAGGGCCATCTCGGCGGTCGTGAAGTTGACGCCGATGTGCTTCTGGTTGGAGACCGACAGCGTGGTGAACTGCTCGTTGTCGTCCTGCACTTGCAGGGCGGCGCCGTCAGTGACCAGAGCGCGGTCGGGCAGGCGGATGCGCAGGGTGGAGCCGATCTTGGCGCCTTCCTTGGCGAAACTGTCGTCGTACTGGCGGTTGATGTTCCGCGTCAGAACGAGGTTGTTTTCGAAGATCTCCAGGGCCTTCCTGGTGATCATATCAATCGTGAGCAACGAATTAGCCACGGCGTGAGTTCCTTGCAGAGAGGGTTATTTGGCCGCTTTTCGCATCTGCCGGAGCCGTTCCTGCGCGATCCATTCCGACGTGCTCATGGTGGAAGTCGAGCGGGGGTCGGTGGTGTCGTATGCGGGGGCACCATTGCTGGCCGGGGTGACAGGTGAGATAGGCGGTGGTGCGGAGGTGGTGCGTTTGACCGGGGGAGCCGACGCCAGAGCGGCTTCGATCCGTCCGATCTCCTTGGCCTGCAAGAGCGGCGACAGTTTCGAGATCCTCGCCGCTTCCGCCGGATTGGACCCGAGGTGATAGAGCACGTCGGGGCCTTGATCGGAGGCGCGGATGGTTTCGGCCATCTCGGCGGTGATCGGCAGGGACGGGTTGTACGCGACCTGCTTGAAGTCGTCGTACTTGCCGAGGGCCTGCTCCTCGCGGTCGAAATAGGCTTCTACAACGGCGTCTTGCTGGCGCTGCCGCTCCCTCTGCTCGACCAAGGCAATCGCCTTTTGTTCTGCCAGCGCCTCGGCGTATGCCTCGGTGCTCTCAAACTGGACAGCCGGCGGAAGGGTGACAGGCGGCGGCGCTTGGCGCTGCTGCTCTCGTTCCCATTTTCGCTGCTCTCGTGCGAGACGCTTGCCAATGGCGGCGTCCAGTTCCTCCTGCGAGAAGGTCTTGGGCGCTTCGTCTCCCGGCGTTTGGACTTCGGTGACGGGAGGGGCCGTGGCCTCCAGTTCCGGCGCGGCTTCAACCCCCGCTGGGCTTTCGTCGGTCATATTGGCTCTCTGAGAACCCCCGGTAAGCCCTGCCGGTAGGGTCGTGTGGTGTGAAGGTAACTGCGTCGCGGTTTTTTGGCAACGGTCTTTAGAACAACCGCCACCGCGGTCTGCGTTGTGCTTCCGCGATCTCGATGACCGCTTGTTTTTTCAACGAGCACAGGCGCAAATCGCCGTCCCCGGCGATGATGGCGCCCGACAGGTCGCCGAGCGTCTGCGCGCCTGACACGTCGACGGTGCTCTCGCAGGGGGCCTTAAGGCTGGCGGGGATTACCGCCGCCCCGGCGCACGCGCTCAAGAGACTTGCCGTAGCCGTCAGGCAGGCGAGTGTCAGAGCCTTCGATCGCTTCGACTTCACGTTGTTTCTCCTCTTGTTCCTGCCGGATGACCGGCGTCTGTTCGGCCACCTTGTCGAGCGCCTTGCCCGTGGCGGCGGCTACCCTGGCGTCGTCACGCCCGCCGCGACCGGCGCACCACGCCAGCGTGACGCCGACGAAGATCAGGATGACGACGATGACGGCGAGTGTGACCCATCTGCGGATTTCAGCAGGCATCAGGCTTTCCCATACAGAGCGGCTTCCGCCGCGCGGCGGCGCGTCAGGCCCTTCATCACCTTGCCGTCGTTCTTGTCCCAGCGGCTAAATTGGTCCTTGGCGGCGGCATAGTTTCCAGCCTTGTGAAGCCGCAGCAGCGTGCTGTCGTTCAGCGCGGCGAGGCCGACGTTGTAGGCGAACGAGACCAGTGCATCGAACTGGTTTTGCGTCGTCACCGGCGCCATCAGGGCCACGCCCTTCTCAAACCGCCCGAGATCCGCCGCGAACCGCGCGTCCGCTTGCTCTTGCGTCCAGACGAGGCCCTTGGCGATGCCAGGGCCTGTGCTGCCCCACCCGATCGTCCAAGGGTGCCCATCGACCGAGCCGGGGTCGGGGTAGGCCGTCAGGCGGCAACTCTCGAACGAGTGGATCAGGTCGATGCCTGCCTTGCTGACGCGCTTGGAGGCGGCGGGCGGCGCGAGGACTGCGTTCAGCGCGTCCACGTCGGTCTGCGTGAGCGGCGCGCCCTTGATCTGGCGGACGCAGTCGAAAAGGGCCTTGCTCATGTCGTCGGTGTCCCTGCGTTAACCGCGGCCACGTCGACGTCGCGGCGGGTGCGGGCGGTGTTGATGGCCTCGATCGCCTTGGCCCCGTAGAGGGTTGCCACGCCAAGGAAATACGCCCCTGCGAAGATGGCGCCGTCGTTGCCGTTCTCGACCTTGCTGGCGATGACGATCGTCGCGTGTGCAGCTGCGTAGGACGTGGCGATGATGGCGAACGGACGCGCCAGGTCGCCGATGAACGCCTTGACGCGCTCCGATGTGTGGACCGGAGGCACGTCGCGGGCGTTGATCGGCGTGTCGGTCACGTCAGCCCCAGCGCCGCGGAGATTTTCGGGAGCAGCAGCGTCAGGACCGCGCCGGCGCCGACGGCCATGCCCATCTGCCACCGCTGGACCTTCATCACCGCGTCTAGCCGCTCCTCCAGCTTGTCAACGCGCTCAGTCAGGTGTTTCAGATCGTTTGCGACCACGCCCAGCGTCGGGGCGCTCATTGGAAAGCATCCGGCACAGGATGCGAACCCCTGCGATCAGACAGATGAGCGCGAAGCCGATCCAGACCATGACCCACCCCGACACACCCAAGGGCCAGAAGTTGAACGATGAAAAACGCATTGACGGCAACGACATACATATACAGCCCGTGCTGCGTCAGTCCGCCCAACTTCCACATGGAAATCACGACAGCATGTAGCATAAGTTGCTCGACAAGGCTCCCCACCACCACAACTTTCCATGGCTCCCGGTTTTTCTGCCACGCCCGATAGATCATCGCTGCGAGGAAGAAGTCGAGCACCGGAGACGACAAGATGACGTCCGGGAAGCGGTACAGCATCACCAGCAGGTTGTTGATGACGAACACGACGGCCAGCAGCGCGCTGACGCCCATCAGGTCCGCGTATTTGTCCGGCCTCGACTTGTAGGCCCAAAAGCTGACCGCGAAGACCGCGACCGTCGCGACCAGATAGAGCAGCATCATGGCTTGATCGGCTCGTCAGGGTCGTTGACCGGGGGCTTGTCGTTGCCGCCGGAGAAAGCCACGATGTTGTCCCCGTCACGAGATGCTACATAGGCTTTCTGTGCCTTGTCCAGCCGGGCGTGAAGGATTGCGTGATGCTCTTCCACCAGCTTCAGAGCCTTGCGAGTCGCCTTGACGGCTTCCTCGGACTTCATCAGCGCGCGCCCGATGGCGTCGATATGCTCTTGCGAGGTCATGTTTATCCAATCCTCCAGTTCGTGCCGTCATATCCGACCGGGACCACGTTTGCGCCGCCGGCGGCAACGACGGTGCCGATACCGAGCGTCCATGTGAGCGACGCATCCGACACCCACGCCTCGCAGCCAGCCGTGGCCGCGGGGAGCGTGGCGACCGTGTAGACCTTCTTCTTGATGACCCCGTCGACATCCAGCTTTTGCGTCGGGAGATTGATGCCGACGCCGAAGTTGCCGTTCGTGTCGAACGACGCTGTATGCGTGGTCGGGTTGCCCGTATTGGTCGTGCTGCGGAGAATGTCGAGATTGCCGGTGCCCGAATAGTTGTTCGAGACTTGCCAGTTGCGGGCGTTGGCGTTCCCGCCGGATGCGCGCCCGAACAGGGTGATGCCCGCGTTGTCGGCGGTGCTGGTCGAGATGATCTTCACCATCCCGGCGTTGTCGTTCGGAGCGCCCGCGATGTTCAGCGCCGTGGTCGTGCTGGTCGTGCCGAAGCTGCCCTTGCCGAAGGCGTACAGGTTGCCCGTCACGTCCACCGAGAACTGCGCCACGGTGTTGACCGCCGCCCGGATCAGGGTCGAGGTCGCAGCGGACGCCGTGTTGGTGATGGCGATGTTGAAGGCGCGAGGCGCACCCGTGGTGTTCCACGTCCCCGCCAGGTCCATCAGGGTCTGCGCGTTGGCTCCGGTCAGGGAGTAGCCGGTGGACTGGTACGCCGCCGTGTTGGCGGGGACAGTCTGCGTGATGCGGCCCGTAACGCCGCCGTTCAGGGTGACAGCGCCACCGAAGTAGGACGGCGTCGCGCCGTCGGCGTAGAAGGCCCAGTTAGTGCCGCCTGCCGTCAGGCTTTCCGTGTAGTAGCCGTACTGCGTGGTAATGGCCCCGCCGCCGGTGATGGTCGGGGCCGCGACGTATCCGCCATAACGACGGGTCACGGTGCCTGCGTCCAGCGAGGGCTTGGAGAACAGGCCGAACAGGTCGTTCATGACCTGCGCGCCTGACGCGGGTTGCCACGCGCCGCGGTCCTGGAATGCCGCCCAGTGGTCGTAGCTGTTGCCCGCCATCGTGGTCAGGGCGTCGAACGCGGCGAAGGCAGACGTGCCGCCGCGACGGAAGTAGGACGCCTCCACGAACCCGTGGCCCGAAGTCGTGCTGCCGTCGAACATGTCGCGGCTGATGACCATGCCCGGGTCGGTCGAGGTCGCGCCGTAATCGCCGATGGTCAGGATGCCGTCGCTGGCCACCGAAAACAGGCTCGACGCAGCCGTGAAGCCGCCCGTGATGCCGGCGTTGAGCGTGATCGCGCCGCCGAAGTAGGATGGTGTGGCCCCTGCGGCGTAGAACGCCCAGTTCGTGCCTCCGGTCGTCAAGCTCTCGGCGTAGTAGCCGTACTGGGTGGTGATCGCGCCGCCGCTCGTCAGCGTCGGGGCGGCGACGTAGACGCCGTAACGGCGGGTGACGGTTCCGGCGTCGACGCTCGGCTTGCTGAACAAGCCGTAGGCGTCGTTCATCACTTGCAGGGCGGACGACGGCTGGTAGGCCCCACGATCCTGGAACGCGGCCCAGTGATCGTAGTTATTGCCCTGCATGATCGTGCCGGCGTCGAACGCTGCGAAGGCGGGGGTGCCGGTACGGCGGAACAGGCTGAACTCGCCGAAGCCGTGGCCACTTTCCGTGCTCGCATCGTTCATGTTGCGCGAGACGGCGATGCCGGTGTCGGTCGCCGTGGCGCCGTAGGTGCCAACCCGGATAGGGGCGAGGCCGACCGTCGAGTTGGTCACGACCGTCAGTTCGGTCAGGCCCGTGACGGTGCCACCCGTGATCGCCACGTCGTCGGCGTCCTGTGTCGACATGGTGCCGAGGCCGAGCGCGGTCTCGATGTAGGTCTCGACGGCGGACGCCGGCGCGGACGCCAGGGGGCCGGGCGACCGATACAGCACCAGTTGGTCCGTCCCGACGATCGGCAGCGACAGCGCCGTCAGTTCGGGGACTGTCTTACCCTCGGCCATGTTCGGGCGCCCTAAGCGTAGTAGCTGATGTTGAGCACCGCGCCGGCGGTCTGCTCGAAGAAGCGGATATTGCCGAGGTTGCCGGTGTAGTAGAAGTAGGTGTTGACCGCCAGGGGCATGCCGACGGTGGCGCTCGGGGCGACGTTGTCGTCACGCCAGCGCACGGCCTGCGCCGTGCAGACGATCAGCGCCATCGTCGGCTTCTGGCCGTTCAGCGTCGGGATGGTCAGCGCCGTCGAGGCAGACACATCCGTGATCTGCTGATAGCCGAGGCAGCTGGTGATGCCTTTCAAGCTCATTTCGTCCTCACAGTGTCGGTGGGGCGAGATCGCCCGTTTGCATGGCTGCGTCGATGGTTCCGTCGATCGTATCTTGAATTTGCTCCGGCGTCATGCCCGCTTGCAAGACGCTCATGCGCTTGGTTTCGGCGTCATACGCCTTGATGCGCAGTTCCTGCGCCTCCATGGACTGCTCGACGTTCTTGAGCGCGCCTTGCATCTGCTGGATCATGCCGCCCATTTCCTCGATCTGCTTCTCGGCAGCCTGAAGCTCCGGCGGCTTGTCGTCGTCGGCCAGCAGTTTCGGGTCGATCGACTTGCGCAGCCGCTCGGCCATCTCGTGCGCTCCCGGCCAGTCCATGTTCTTGACGAACAGGTCGCCGGCGATCGCCCACAGGGCCGGGTTGCCTTGCAGCACCTGCTGCATGCCCTCCGCGGCCTCCTGGCGCTTGGTCATGTATCCGGGGCCGGTCACCGCCACGACGTCGTACTTGCCGACGCCGGGGTTGTAGACCTTCTCGATGACGTTGCCCTCCTCGTCCTCGATCTTGCGCACCGGCTCGGCCTGCGCCGGGTCGACGCGCACCATGGAAACGTCGCCGTCCAGCCCGATGGTGCGCGCGATGCGCGCCGTGTCGTAGATCTTGGGGATCAGGTCGATGCACTGGCGCGTGACGTGCCGGATCGCCCGGGCGAGGTTGTCGACGTAGTGGTAGGTGCCCGTGTCGCCCTGCTTCTCGCGCGCGAGGATCGCCTTGCCCGACCGCTCGTTGGACGTGGCGCCGAGGCTGCTGTCGTACTGCCCCGTGGTGGACTTGATGTCGTCCGAGGCCCCCATCTTGGCCTGTATCAGCCCCGTCTGGGCCAGCGGCGGCGGCGCGCGCTGCGGCAGCGGCAGCGGGTTGCCGAGCGCGTCGGTCGCGTCGGCGTTGACCTCCAGATATGGCCAGTTGTTGACGTTCGCCGTCTTCCACTGGCTTTCGTAGCCCTCGAACTGGCCGCCGTAGCCGATAAACGGCGCCTTGGGGGCCAAGGCGAGCATCTCCGCCTCCTGGCTGGTCCAGTAGTTGTACATCCGCTGCGCGTCCTTGGCGTTGCGGATGAGGCCGGAAATGTGCAGTTCGCCGTCGATCTCGAACTCGTTGCCGACGACGCGGATCACGGGGATCCACTTGCCGGGCCAGTCCTGCTCCTCGAGCACGTCGAAGCCGTTGGTCTTGAGCCACTTGATGACCTTGCGGTCGGCGCGGCGGGTCCGCACGGGCTTTTCAAACAGCAGCCGCGCAATCTTGTCCTCACGCGAGCCGTCGACCGCGGTCAGGCCGTCAGGGTACAGGTTCAGCGTCGCCGGCTCGTGGTGGACGTAGAAATACTCGGCGATCCGCACCGTGTTGTCGTTCAGCCACTGGCTCAGGGAGGGGTCGCCGACGCCCTGCTCCTGTATCGACCGCACCGGGGCGTCAGGCCACTGGCGTTCGTACTCCTCCTTGGTCAGATCCTGCGTGATGAAGCACCACGCAGCGTCCGCGCCGGTCGGGTCCTGGATCATCGGGTCCATGTAGACGCTGAACGAGTTGCGGATGCGCCCGATGCGGATGTCCTGGTCGAAGGTGTTTTCGTCGCAATACTCGGTCAGCAGCCGGACGTAGCCCTCGCCGTATGTGACCTGATTGTCGCAGGCTGTGTCATAGGCGACATCGGCGTCCGACAGGTACTCGATGTGGCGCATCATGCCGTTGAAGACCTCGGCCACCTCGACGTCGGCGTTGTCGTCGGCGGGGATCACCTTGCCGGTGGGCCGGTTCTGGCGCTGCTCGTTGGTCACCTGCCGGACGTGCTGCGGCAGTTTGTTGATCGTCAGGCAGGGTCGGGCGTTGATCGTCATGCCCTGGCTGGAGCCGCGGCTGGAGAGGACTTCGCTGGGCCATTGGTAGTTGTTGTCTGCGGACCCGGCCATGAAGCGCAGGTCGTCCAGTTCCGCCTCGCGGCTGACCCCCAGCGCGGAGGCGGCCATCGTCATGCGAGCGCGCATGGTCGCCAGCCGGTCGTCCTTGCTGTCGGTCTTGGACATTATCAGGAACCCATCCACGAGGATTGCGTCGGAGCGTAGCTTCGCTGCGGCGTCTTGTCGACCCGCGTGGTGCTGGCCACCGGGAAGGCGAAGGTGACGCAGATCGCGTCGGCGGCGTCGGGGCTTTGCAGGCCGCGCGCGCGCATGTCCTTCTTGCTCTCCAGGAACATTGTCCCCTTGCTGTCCGGCTTCACCAGAGGGGAGATCAGGTCGCTCTTGAGCAGCCGGTCGGCGGGGATGTGCGCCGTCTTGAGCCACTCGCGCATGGCGCCCCACATCTCGGCCCGCTTGTTGCCCCACATCAGCGGCTGCCGGGAGCGCATCCCGAAGTTCACACCCCGCACCTGCTTGTAGCGTTGCTCCTTGAGCCGGTCGACGACCCCGCCGCCGACGCCGCCCTCGTCGATGACCACCAGCGCGGGGGCGTACTCCTCGATCGCCTCGATCACCCGGCCCACGACCTCCATGGTGTCGGCGCCGCGGTGCCGGCGGATGGAGACGATGTCGCGACCCTTGCGCACGGCGATGACGGTGGCGTCCGACCCGAACCGGGCGGGGTCCACGCCAATAATGATGGGCGCGGTCGGGTCTTTCGTCGGCGCCCGCTCCATGGCGTCGTCGACGAGGGTGGACGAAATGAACTGGTCGTCGCTCTCGGACGGGAAGACCCCGTAGACCTCGACGTGCGCCTGGGGGCTGTCGGCCCCGTACTCCTCGATAATCCGCTCGTAGACCTTCTGGTCGGTGCCCTCGACGGTGCGCGCGTCGACGATGGTGGTCGACCAGAACGCGCGGCGGGCGTGGAACGCCTCGTAGAAGTAGCCGGTGTTGCGGCGCGGGTTGGAGAAGGCGAACCAGAAGCGGTCGGGGGTGTTCTCGGTGAAGAAGCCGTCGGTGACCGACCAGATCGGGTCAGGGATGCCGCTCGCCTCGTCGAAGATGACCATGACGCCGTCGTAGTTGTGCGTGCCGGCGTAGGCGTCGGGGTTCTCAGCCGACCAGAGTTGCGCGTGCGCCGCCCACAGGCGGGTGTCGCGGTTGAGATCTTGCTCGACCAGGGTGGTCAGCCACTTGGCCATGGTGATCCGGGTGGCTGAAACTTCAAACCAATGGGAGTTTAGCCCCATCGCCACCCATTTGCTGATCTCACTCCACGTTTTCGTGGTCAACTGCGCTTCTGTGTTGGCTGACACTATGACGGTCGAGCCGATGCGTGTGGTCAACATCCAGCACACCAGCCAGCTCACCAACGCCGATTTGCCGATGCCGCGCCCGCTGCTGACGACCTTACGGAACATATCGTAGTCAATCTTGCCGCCATTTTGGCTGATGTGGCCCGCAAGTTGTTGGAGTAGGTCGCGTTGCCAGCGGCGCGGGCCCGAAAAGCCTGCCAAGGGCGTGCCCGGCTGGCCCCACGGGTAGGCGAGAAGCACAAATGCGTAGGGATTGTCCCGGATCTCCTTCGACCACAAACGGGACATGAGCGATGTCTCGTCCCTTGCGGTGTATTTCGGAGTTTTCATCAGGACGGCCTATATGGGTGGTGCGATCGTTCAGCAGCCTTCCTTGCGGCGACGGCAGCGTCAAGGTCGGTGAAGCGACCAAGGCAGTAATGTTTCCCCGCCACCATTATCTTGGCCCTCCAGCGTTTGTTTAGTCTGACCCACGTCACGCCAAGCTGCCCGGACGTGCTGTTCGTTCTCACAGCGTTGTTTTGGCAGTTCTGAGCGTGCGTAACGTCGCGCAGATTAGCGATACGGTTGTCGTGGCGCACCCGATTGATGTGGTCCGTGTCGCCTTCGGGCCATACGCCGTGGATGTAGAGCCACGCCAGACGGTGCGCAGGGTATAGTCGACCCTGGATGCCTATGAACGTGTAGCCGTCGCGCTTGCTGGTGTGCCCGGCTGCGGTCTTGAGGCTGGCGCGTCCGTGTTTGCGCCCGATCCAGCGGAAAAGCCCGGTGTCGGGGTCGTAGTGCAGTAGCGCCTTAAGGCGCGCTTGTGTTATCAGGGCCGTAGTCATCGTGGCTCTCCATAAGCCGGGTGGTCAGGGAGCCGAGAGACGTTGGTGCGTCCTCGGCTTCCGCCGTTGTATCACGATACACACCCTCGATCACGCGCTGATTGGCCATCTCCAGCGCCTTGAGGACGCTGATCTTGTCGTCGACGGTCACGTCAATCTGAGTGCGAGCGACCCACCCCCGCGTATATTTCAGCAGTTCGAGGGCGGTTTTCGGGTCTTTGTAGGTGGTGGCGGCCTCGTAGAGGGTGTTGGCAAGCTCAAGCTCGCCGTCGGCGGCGCCCTTCTCGATGGCAAGCTCGACCAGCGGGTCCATCTGCGCGAGGCGGCGGAAGTCGGAGGGCTTCATGCCGGCGGCAAACGCAAGGGTGTCCCCTTTGATGCCCTTGCGCGCCGCGTCGTAGAGGGCCGTCAGCCGCTGCTCGGTGGCCTGTAGCTGGAGCGGCTCATGCGTGAGGGTGAGGAAGCTCATGGGAATACCTGCGGAGCGTGGCATTCCCAGCAATATACGCCTTCCGGCAGCACATAGAAGGCAAACTGCTCGGTGCAGTAGGCGCAAGCCCATGCGTTTAGCCCTACTTCGGGTCCGCACGTGTGTTCGACGGTTTCGTTTTTGGGGAACGGTATTACTTCGCTCATGCCGGGAGCCTACGGCAGTTTTGCAAAAAATAAAAATCGTTCACAGACGGTCCCTAACGCATTCCCCATTCCCTCGGCCCTCCCCCTCCCCCCTTCCGGCTATCAGCCGGCGGCTTGCGGCCTATGGCCTGGCTGTCGCGGGGCTTGGGGTTAGCAGCGCGCGCCGGCTGGCAGGGGGTGCGCGGACATATCGGGCTAGCAGCGTGTGGCCCTTTGGCTATGCGATATGCAATCGCATAGATTTGTTGGTGACGCCCGTCAATGGGGGTTGACACGTTAGCAAATGTGCTAGATAAGTGGGGGTGTCAATCACATGGAGCCAACCAATGTCCTCTCTCTATCAACAAGCCAAGCGCGCCGCCGCCGAACTCAAGGCGTCCTACAAGCGCCGATACGATCGTTGCATCGCCCAATCGAAACTGCCGGGGCGCAATGCCAACCTGGTCGCCGCCGACAAGGCGGAAGCCGCGCGCATCAAGAGGGCTTACCTGTGACCGATATCTATATCAGCGAGGGCGCCGCCCTTCGCCTTCTCATGGTCGACGGCGACTATAGCGAGGCACAAGCCCGCATCATTCTCGGTCACTCGCGCCAGCAAGTTTACGAGGGACGGACAATGTATCCCGTCGCCTATATCAGCAAGCGAGCGCGCGACCACGCCGCCAAGCCCGAACCGGACGCCTGGGCGGTTCGCAACACCTAAGCCGCCCTGTTACCCGCTCGCTTCACGGCGGGCGGGCTTCACGGCTGCTTAGGGCCTGAAAGGATCTAAAATGGTTTATGTCATCGCCAAACAAGGCACATACGGCGCGCGCTATGTGGTCACGGCCATAAAGCAAGGCGGCCTGTCGATGGATAACGTCCGCGTGGAAGAGGGCCGTGCGCTCGCGTCGGTATGGCAAGCCCGCACGTTCGCGTCCCAGAAGGCCGCGGACAAGGCGCTAGAGCGCCTGGCCACGGTTGGAGGATATGACGACTACTTTGTGACCGCTCTTTAGGGCTTTTGGAGATATGGATATGACTACCGAGGTTCACAATCGGCCATGCGCCGCGCCGGGGCTAGTGTCCTACCGGGCGCGAGGCCGTTTCGGTTTCATCATGATCGGCGCGACTGACAACGCCGACGCATGGCGCGAGGCGAAGCGTTCTAGCGACGCGCCGCACAGCCTTGAACGATGGAACGGTGGGGCATATTCGCCCGTCGAATAGCCCTCTAATTCGCGCTTCACTACCGCGGCCTAAAAAGTCGCGATTTTGAGCCTTCGCCAGACATTCCAGGTCAAATTGTCATCCGCCAGACCATATGCAGATTTGCTCTACGCTCTACCCCTCTTCTAGAGCCTATCTAATAGATAAGAGACACATGACAATTTGACCTGGCCGATCGGCGCAAACCCGCGCTACACCGGCGTTTAAGGCCCAATTTTTGTCGTGCTCCTCGATGACCTGGATTGTCAGCCGAATTACCCAGAAACATTACAGTCCCGTAATGTTCCGTCACAATTGCGCCCCATTCCGGACACTCCCCGCCACAATCACGGTTTCCAGGTCATCTTCCAGGTCATGGATTGCCAAATTCCAGGTCATTTGGAGACCCGAAAAACATCCTCCGGACACGGACTAAATCCAACCCCTCGCGTCGGTTAGGCGTAAGTCTACGCCTAACTTGATTTTAGGCCGTCGTCAACGGGCGAAATAGCCGCTTGACACCCCTAGCAAACCTGCTAGAACGGACTGGCCAATCACGGAGAACGACAATGCAACAACCTATCGCCGACAGTCTTGATCTCGCCGAGGCGTTGCTTCGCGTCCGGTATCATGGCGCCTGCCCCGCGGCGCTACTGGCGCGCTGCGACGCCTGGCTCGCCATCGATCACGAGACGCCTATCCGCGACGCATGCCGCGGCTCGCGCTCGCTTCCCTCGCAACTGGATCTACTCGACAAGGCGCGCGATCGCGTGCGGTCCGTCCGCTGGAATTGCCTGCGCGAGACGCCGGCGTATCGCGCGACGCAGGACAACACGCAATGACCTATCCACTTTGCCGCAACGCCGCGCTGTCGTGGGGCCAACGCCTCGCGCACGCCGTGACCGCGTATGACCGCCGCCAGGCGACACGCGCCCACTACAACGTCAACGCCCTGGGGATTTACCTTGGCCGCGCGGAGGAAGTCGCCACGGCGATCGACGCCGGCGCCGCGCCAGCTGACGCGATCGCTGACGGTTTCTGCGGTCCGCTGCGAACGTTCATCCTGAAAGTGACCGCTTGACACCTTTAGCAAACCTGCTAGAACAGACTGGCCAATCACCGGAGCCAACCCAATGTCTAACTCTCACGCGATCGAATACACCGACACTTTCGGAGGCGAGGCTAACTATTCCTGGGTTCGCCGCGCGACCGTCGTCATGCCTGAGCTGACCCATTACGGTTACGACGGCGGGACGAACTACGCCCGCGCCAACCGTACCTATCAGCGCGAGCTTATGCGCCGCGCCAAGGCCGCTGTCGGGCTGACTGGCGTACGCGGCGCCCGCTCCGACCATGGCCACCAGATCGAATTCCGGCCTTATGGGTCGTGCACCGTCCTATTTGTGGACTGAGCCGCCCGGTCACCCCTTGCAGGCAACGGCGAGGGGCTTCTAGGCCTGTTAGCGCCGACCATCAAAGGAACCCCGACCATGACCACCACCTATCGCACCGACTGGCACGACCCGACAGATCCGCACCGGAACACGATCTGCGTCTCCTATCACGGCGCCGACCTGAAGGCCGCGCGCGCCATGGCTCGCAAGATGAGCCGCGCCACCGGCTCCGCATATGTCATCAAGACGGTTGACGGCCGGGACGCGGCGCAACTGCCGCATACCGACGGCGCGGCCTCCGCGCACGGATGGGAGAACTGACCATGAAAACGATACTCGACACCCTTGAGCAAGCCCGGCTCGCCGCCAGCCCGTCCGACGCCATGGGCCTCGCCGACGCGCTCGCCGACCTCAACGCCCTCGCCGACGCGCTGGACCGCACCGGCCTCGACCTGAGCGAGACCGCGAGCGCCCTGGGCGACCTCGAAGACCTGCGCGAGCACGTCAAGATCCAGCCGTTCGACATCGTCTATAACGAAGACACCGAGGCGGGTCAGACGCTTTTGGACGAAACCACACCCGGCGCCTTCGCCGACTGGCTGGCCACGCTGGAAAGGCTCGCGGAATGAACCGCTTTCACATCATTGACGACGCGACGGTGATCCTCCGCAATCGCGGCGTCTACCGCCAGGCCAAGGTCTACCGGCGCGGCGCGGACGTCTACGCGGGCTGGGGCGCCGGCTTCATCCGGCTGCTTGCCTACTCCGCGACCACCGCCCCTAACGTGTCGTGGGACGACATTGAGGCGGACGGCGTGACGACAACCAAAGGAAGGCCCGTCTACGCATGACCCTGCTCTCTCGCTTCAAAGCCGCGACCGGCCTCAGCGACCGCGCGATCGCCGCGCTCCTCGGCAAGCCGCGCTCCACCGTGCAAGCCGCGCTCGCCGGCAAGCTCCAACTGGACCCCGACCCCGCCGCGCTGCGCCCGGTCATCACCGACCGGCTTGACAAGCTGGCACACCTGCTAGACGCTACCTCCGCCAATCACAAGGAGACCACATGACCTACAACGACCCCCAGGTCGTCCACAGTGGCCGCTGCGCCACCTGCGACGTCTACACGCCCGACAACGAGGATCTGTCGCCCGACGGTCTCTGCGACGACTGCGACACCGAGGCCCGCCTTGCCGCGCTGGCTGACGCCGCCGACTACGACGCCGCGCTCGCTCGCGCCCTCGCCGCCCCGGGCGTCACGCCCGCCCGCAGCTGGCTACAGATCGCGGCTGACATCGCGGGGGTGGGCCGGTGAAAAGCGCACACCAGAAGGCATGGGCCTACTACGACGCCGCCCAGGCCCACACCGGCGGCTGCACGGTCTGCGGCGATGACGACGAGTTCAGCCCCGACGCCGAGGCGTTCGAGGACACCGGGCGCATCGTCTGCACAGGCTGTTGGGTTGCGGAGGCGGACCAATGAAGCACACACAAGGGCCATGGGTGCTGTTCGACACACCTGTTGGGGTGGGTGTTAGCGCCGCGCACGCCGACGTCGCGCATTGCGGCGGCTTCAGTAGCGACCGCGACCGCGCCGAAGAAGTCGCCAACGCCCGACTGATCGCCTCCGCTCCCGACCTGCTCATCTGCCTCACGGAACTCGTCGTAGGTCTGTCCGATAGGGTTACCCCCGGCTCCCGCGCAGAACAGGCGTTTGATCGCGCCCGCGCCGCAATCGCAAAGGCGACAGGCCAATGACCCTCAAGCCCCACACCAACGCCATCGCGACCGGCAGCACGTCCTTCGAGCGGTGCATGTCGTCCGTTACCGTCGCGATCGGCCAGCTGGAGCGGCTCGACACCGCGGCTTTCGACGCCAGCCAACGCCACCGCATCACCTCCGCCGCCGCCCGGCTGGCGGCGTGCCTCAAGGAGCAAGAGCAATGATCGACCCCCGAGACCACCGGCGCGTCGCCGCCATGACCACCGACCAAGCCAGCCACCGCGGTTGGGACTTCAGGTCCGCCGACGCCCCTCCGCTGTGGGCGCGCGCGCTCGCCGAGACCCTGCGACCCCGCAGCCTCGTCATCCTGGCCGTCATGGCCGGCGTCCTCTCCCTGCTGTGGGTGCGGTGACATGAAAGCTCTTGACTGCGAATTCAGCGTCGTTTGTTCCAACAGGATCAGAAGCACCTACGGGCCAGACATAGACCTCTGGTCTCTGGCTGACGTCGGCAAGGAAACGCTGAAGCAGCGCGGTTTCCGCGCTCGCGACATCAAGGAAATAATGGCCGCCGCCAACGACATCCCCCGCGTAAGCACCGAAACAAGGTTGCCGCCTGTCGTTTGGGCTTGGTTCGCTTCGTCGGGCTCTCTGTGCTTTACGACCGACGAAACCACCGCGTGCGCTTTTGGGGCCGCGCCATATGCTCAGGTGCGGTGATGGACGAGTTCCCCGAACCGCACATGGCGCCGCGCCCTGACTACGCCTGCATGGTCTATTACACGGCGGGGTGTCCGCTCGATCTGGCGCACACCGAGCTTCGCTATGTCCCCGCCGTACTCTGCGCGTGGGCGCTCACGAAACTGACGGGCCGGGACGTCCGGTTCTGGTGCCGCGACCGCGACAAGGGCTTCGCCGTCTTCCGGCTGGAGCCGCGTCGTTGACCCGTCTCCGCGTCATCCGTAACGCCGTGCTGGCCGCCGCCGCGGTCGCGCTCCCCATAATCGGGCTTGTGAACCTGTTGTTCCCCCGATAGTCTGCCAGTTCGCCTCGCGCGAGCCTTCTGTGATTGGCAGGCTGACGGCCCCGCACACTCCCCCGTGCGGGGCCGTCGTTTATTTAACCACCCGCAACCCGACGCCCTCACCCGTCTCGACCATGCGGCGAAGCTCGCTCTTGCTCTTGCCCCGCGCGACATCAGGCGCGGCGAAGATCTGCTTCTTGGTCGGATACTCGGTCGACGCCAGCCGCCCCAGGTCCTTCCACCCGGCTTCCTTCAATGCGTGAAGCAAGGCGGGCTGAGGGATCTTGACGTTTATGGTAGACGCGGCGGCTATCCGCTCGCACAGCCCGTGCAGCGGCGAGGCGATGATACCCCGCCCGAACTCGCCTTGGCGGTCGGTGATCATCTGGACCAGATAGCTCTCGGCCATCGACATGCCGTTCTCGACCAGATTGGCCTTGAAGTCGGTCCATGGCGGGGCGGCGCCCGGATTGAACGCCCGCACGTCGCGCGCGTACAGCCACGAGGCGCACGCCTCGAACCCGCCACCCTTGAACCACTTCCATAGCGCCAGCCCGTCCGCCGGCTGCATCCGTGGCGCATGCGACCAGACGCAGCACCACCGGCGGTCCTGCGATGGCAGTGACAGCGGCACCGGGTCGTTCGAGAACGCCAGGACGAACAGGCGGTTGGCCATGTCGAACGGGTGATGGTGCTTGCGGTTGATCGGCAGGGTCTCGGGCGGGGCCGCGATGATCGGCTTCAGCCGGTTGGCCAGCGCCCGCCGCGTCGATGCGTCCGGCTCGCGAAGCTCGTTGATGAGCAGGATCTCGCTCTCGAGGTGGTAGTCGAACTGCGACGTCAGGCTCTCGTTGTCCACCAACCCCCTATTGCGCAGCTGCGGGCCGCATACCGACCAGATGAACGGCGCCCACATGCTGTCCTTGCCACAGCCCTCGTCGCCGCCGTGCAGCACGGCGTGGTTGACCTTGATCGCCGGGTTCTGGAGCTTGAACGCCATGATGTCCCACAGATGCTCCAGGATCTCCGGCTCCGGCACCAGCTGGCGGCAGTGGTCCAGCCACACGCCGGCGTCGCCAGCCCCGCCCGTGACCGTCGGGCGCGCGTCGCGCCAGCGGTTCGCCAGAGGGTCGCCGCCGTGCGCTACCAGCACGCCCTCGCCGGCGGCGTAGGTGACGCCCGCGACCGAGGCCGCGCCCATGGCGTGCCGGTTCTCGTCAAAGCAGACCGACGCCTCGACGCGCCGCCCGTTGTGGATGCTGTCGCATTTGATGTGCCGGTAGAGCGCGTTGAACGCCTGGCGGCTGACCTGCCGCCGCTCGATCATGTCGAAATAGCAGTCGTCGTTCTGGACATAGGCGAACCGCTTGTACCATTCGCTTTTCTCGACCCGGCCCAACTCCTTGCGGTTGACCTCGGCGATCACGTCGGCGGCGTTCTCTGCAAAGAAGGTGTCGGGCGTCAACGCCGCCTGCACCCGCTGCATCTGCTCGGCCAGCAGGTCGTCGCGCAGGCCGGGCTTGGTGTTCGGCCCGCCGTTCTGGCCGACCCAATCGAGGAAGACCTGCGACGTCAACGTCTCACAGTGGCCGTGGTAGCAGCAGAACGCCCGGTCGAGCGCCCGGTAGCGGGCCTCGATCGTACCGTCGGAGTGCTGGTCCTTGTTCGGGCAGACCACCGCCATCCAGCCCTGCGCGTTGGCGCGGGACAGGACCATGCCCTGCTCCGACAGCCACTTGAGCACCACGTCATTGCCGGTGTCGGCGAGCCGCAGCGGCTGGTGGGTGGCGGTGTCGGCCTCGGCAGGCGTCACCCCGAGGGCGGTGCAGATTTGGTCCAGGGTGAACTCGCGACCGGGGTGGAACTCCACGAGGCGGGCGGCGAACTTGTCGCGACCGGGCTTGAGGTTGACCGATCCGGGGATGCGGAACTTGCGCACCGCGTTGATCGCGCCCGGGTCGGTATAGCCTGCGTCTGCGATCGCCTTGATCGCGGCGACGAACGCGCCCTTGGGCGGCTGGTCGGAGAAGGCGTAGCCCCACTGGAAGGAACCGGGCGACGTCTCCATGATCCACGTCGGCTCCAGCGGGGGCTTCTTGGATTTGGTGCCGATGTCGTCCAGCATCATGCACAGGACGAACTCGCAGTTATCCTGACTGGCGCTGACGCCGTTGGTCATCCTGTCGAGGATGAACGAGCCGGTGTTGAGGTAGGCCGCGGTCCCCGGCTTGACACCCTGCGACGGCAGGAACGACGGCCATGTGTACTTGGGCGACCCGTCGGCATGCGCGCCGCCTGCGGGCTTCTGGTAGCTCAGGAGCGCGGTGTCGCCTTCCGGCGCCAGCCCACAGATGTAGTCAACGAACTCGCTCATTTTCCGTACCGCTCCCGAATGTTGACCTCTGCCGCGAGCGGCAGCCCCGCCGCCCACGCCGGCGGCGCGGTCATAATCTCGCTGAGGAGCGCCGCCGCCCTCTCAGGGTCGTCTGTCTCTAGCCCCGGCTCATCATGCACATGCAGGATGACCTTCAACCCCGCCCCGTCAAGGCGGCGCAGCGCGTCGCGTAGCAAGCAGTTAGAGACCGCCTGGTCGATGTTCTCGCACGCTAGCCCGTGCCAGAGCCGCGCGCGCGGCCACTCCGTCGCATCCTGCGCGGGCTTCCACGCCGCCTTGGCGTAGGAGATGCCGTCACGATCGAAGCGGGCGAAGGGATAGCACAGCACCCGCCCCGACGGCAGCGCGTACCACAGGTGCTGGCGGTCGTAGAGGTAGGTGACCCGCCCGGCGGTGATCTCGTGCCCCGGCTGGCGCATGGCGGTGGTGTAGGCCCGCTCCAGCGCACCCCAATACTCGACTGCCCACGGGTTCGCCCGGCGCCACGCCTCGACCATGCGGCGCGACTGCGCCTCGGGTAGATGGACGCCGTAAACCCGGCCCATGGCGTTGAACGCGCCGACCGACCCACCGAAGCCGCAGGCAAGCTCCTGGACCTTACCGATCTGGCGCTGCTCGTCGGTCACATCCGCGACAGCGACGCCGAACGTCGCGGCGGCGTTGACCTTGTAGATGTCCTCGCCGGTGCGGAACAGGTCCAGCTTGGCCTCGCCCGCCGGGCAGTTCGACAGCCACGGGTTCGCACGCGCCTCGATCGCCGACCAGTCCGCCGTTACCAGTTTGCATCCGGGCGCCGCGATCAGCGCCGGGCGCAGCATCCCCTTGAGCACATCTGTTACCCGTTTGCCGTAGGCCGGGACGATCTGATGCCCTCTGACCATGGCATGCCGCACCGCTTCTGGGTCTTTGGCCGTCTTGCGGGCGAAATTGTGCAACTGCAAGCCGTAGCTGGAGGCCCTGCCCGTGGCCGCGCCGCCCGCGAACACGAAGGCGCCGCGCACCCGGTGGTCCTCGTCATCTGCCAGCGCCGCCATGCGGGAGAACTTGGCCACGCTCGACGCCCACAGGTCGTCGGCGCACTGGATCACGTCGGCCACGTCGGCGGGCACCTCGTCGGGGTTCTCCTCGGCCAGCACCAGCAGCGACGCACGCACGTTCTTGTCGATCGACCGGCGAGTGACGTCGCCCTTGGTGACGGTCATCACGTCTTGGGCCTGCGGGCCGACGCGGTCCCACACCCACTCCCGCATCCGGGGGCTGCGCACGGAGGTGACGGCGCCCTCGGTGACGCTGGCGACGAGCGCCTGGATCTCCTCAAGCTCGGCGGCGGCGTAGACCTGCGCGGCCTTGGCCAGCGGCACGTCGACCAGCACGCCGGCGTCGTTGATCCGCTCGTTAACGTGGTAGTCGGCCAGTTCGTCAGCGGACAGTTGGCGCTGCGTCTGCGAGATGGCTCGCATCGCACGGACGTCCTGCTCGCAGTACTCGACAAGCTCGGCCATCAGCGCCGGGTCGGTGTTGAATGTGCCGTCGGGGCGAGGGATGCACAGCGCGCGCACCAGTTGCCCGCCGCGGTGGTCCTTGCGCATCGACGCGCCTGCGAACCGGCCCACGTCCTCCAGCGAGCCGGGCGCGCAGTTGGCGCGGGCCTGCGTGGCGGTGCAGTAGAACTGGGTGAGGTCGAAATCTATTTGCAGGACGTACCAGAAGATCAGCCGCTCAAACGCGGCGTTGTGCGCGCGGATCTGGCCGGTGTGGTCGCGCACCCGCTCAGGGAACGGCTGGCCCGGCAGCCATGTCTGCACGTCCTCGTCGTCGAAGGCCCACGACATGCACAGCACGTCGGTGGAGGCGTCGCGGGCGTAGTTATAGACGCCCTTCGCCTTGAGATCGCAGCGGCTGCGCGTCTCGAAATCTAGCCAGAGTGTGTTCATGTGATTGGCCGCTACTCGGGGGGCCGAAGCCCCCCTTTCGCGTTCTCCGCTACGCGGCGCGGCGACGGCGACGGTCGCCGGGCTGCTCGACCTCGGCTGCCGCCTCGCCCGGCTCCGGCTCCTTGTCCATGGCGACCCACTTGGTCACCTCCAGCACCGGGGTGAAGATCCGCCCGTAGGTCTTGTGCTGGTAGCTCTCGCTCTTGAGCACGACCACCGGCACCGGCTTGGTCGGGTCCTTCTCGACCTGGGCGGCGATCGCCAGACCCAGCGCGGTCAGGGCCTTCTTGCCGCCGAACGACGTGGTGGTGAAGCGAACGCCGAGCTTGGCGTCCTCGCCGGAGATGCACTGGAGGGACGCGCCGATCTGCACCTCCCAGCCCTTCACGCAATGCTCGGGCACCGGGCCATGCTCCGGCAGCGGCTCGGTGACCGAGACCATGACCTCGCCGAGCACGGTCCCTTTCGCCGGCGTCTTGTCGCCGGCCCACGCGATGTAGCCGTGGACGAAGGAGAACGGGTTGACCGCCCACTCGCTGCCCCGCTCGACCTCGGTCTGGTCCGCGCCGAACACCCAGTGGCCGGTCTTGTCCATCTTGAGGATGGTGCCGCCGCCTTCGACGCCAGCAGTCGTCTCGACCCGGCGCAGGGCCGAGGTCAGGTCACCGACGGACGGGAGACCCGCGCCGCCAAACACAGTCAGTTCGCTCATAGTCTATCCTATCTTACCAAGGGCCGCAGCCAGCTGCTGCCCGACGAGAACAGCCGAGGGCCGGCTGTCCGTTTCCACCGCGAGGGTGGTCCCCGACGAGATCGAGACGACCATGTCGGCGGGCAGGGCGATCTTGTGCGCTTTGAGCACCTTCTCGGCCTGCGCCACCGACAACAGATCGGTCTTGGTCACGTCAGTCTCTGCGAGGCCGAGATCCTTCAGCCGCGCCAGCGCGGTTGACGGGTCGGCCCAATACCGGGAGGCGCGCTTGTTGACCAGTTTGTAGCCGGGCACCGGCACGCCGTTCTCGAGCATACGATACGCCAGCGCGCGGCAGGCGGCGATAAAATCTTCGACACCCTCCGCCGCCGCCAGGTACTCGGCCAGCTTGTCGACGTCGATCTCCTTCATGGCCGCGACGCGGGCGCGGTCCAGTTGGCCGGTCTTGACCGGACAGATCGGCTTGGCGGCGCACCAGCGGCAGTGGTCGCCCATGTTGATCGGGGCGTTCGGCAGGGCCGCGGAGGCGACGGCGCGGGCCAGCTGGCGCTCGAACTTCTTGATGCGCTCGACGGTGGTGGTCCACGTCCGGATGTACGGCGGCTGGATGATGACGCACTCGACCTCGGTGACGCCCTCGAACGCCCACTGGCAGGCCGGCGTGCGCATGGCGGCGGCGGCGTAGAACATCAACTGCATGTTCTCCTCGGCCTCGACCATGACGCCGTCGCCGAACTTCCAGTCGAGGATGACGGCGCGACCGTCCAGCTGGGCCACGATGTCGGACGAGCCGAACACGCCAGGCAGCAGGTCGCCGAAGTCGACGGTGGCCTCGGTGATGTAGACCAGCTTGCCCTCCGGGTCGTACTCGGCCAGCAGGTCCAGCGCAGGGCGCAGTTTGCGCTCCAGCAGGGCCTCGTCAAGCACCAGGCCGTGCGCCTCGAAGCCGAGCATGTCCTCAGGCGGGCAGGCGGTGTCCAGCACCACGGCGATCGCCTCGTGGAGCAGGGAGCCTTCGTTGGCGTAGGACGAGCCTTCGTCCGCGGGCATCTTGTCGACCAGCGCCACCGAGCCGGGGCAGTGGATCACGCGGGCGGCGGTCGATCCGCCGACGATCTTGGAGTGGTTCATTTCAGTGTCCTCCTTGTTGACGCCACTGTGCCTCGCAACAAAAAGGGTTGTCAAGCGGATTGTGCCGTGTATGGTTGGGGTCATCACAGAGGAAAGATTGATGGACACGCCCTACGACGCGCATGTCGTGCTCGCCAACAAACTGTTCCGCGACTGCGGGTTCAGTCTTGCGGCGATGCAATGGCCGCGGTCGCCGGCGGCGATAGATGCGCTGCGGCGCTTCAACGGCGCGCCCGACGGCTGGAAGCATCCGTTCGCTTGGGGCTATTTTCCGAACCCCGCCATGCGCGACTATTGGGCGCGACGTCTCGGCGCGGACAATGCTTGAGCGCGACATTGAAGCTTACTTCAGGCGCGAGGTGGCTGCCGCCGGCGGCGTGGCGTTCAAATTCGTCTCGCCCTCGCACCGCGGGGTGGCCGATCGGATCGTGTGCCTGCCGGGCCAGACCTGGTTCGTGGAGTTGAAGCGCCCTGGTGGACGGCTGATGCCGCTCCAGCGGATCTTCGCCGAGGAAATGAAACGCCTGGGGCAGCTGTACGCCTGCCTGTCGAGCAAAGAGGAGGTCGACCAGTGGATAGAGAACCTGTGTGGACGCGAGGCCGCACCGGCGCCTTGCGAGCCTTGTGGGCCGAAGGCAAGACGACGGGGCAGATCGTGCGCATCCTGAACGTCAGATCCCGCAACGCCGTGATCGGAAAACTGAACCGCCTGGGGCTGCTCGGCATACGCCGGCGCGACAAGGCCTCGTGGAAAACACCGGCGACCTCCGCACCAGCAACGCCCCGCCGTTTCACTTTTGAGGGAACCAAATGACCAGAGAGAATACGGTGAATGTGCCGCACCCGCTCGACGGAGCGTTCATCACGACCGAGAGCACGGGCAACGCTGACCCTGCGAAGCGCACTGGCGTCTTCAAGGTGGCATTCAGCGGCAACGGTTGTATCGAGCGTCTTCACGCCGCCGAGGACTATCTGAAGGGCTTGGTTGAGGCGGACCGCGCCGCCCCCCTCCATGAAGGGGAGGGAGAGCCGGTTGCTTGGCTCTACACCGAAAACAAATGGAAGGACGGGCCCCGGCACCGCCTTTCCATCAAGCGCCAAGGCGTGTCGGACGAAGACGCCAACGAGTTTGAGATCACCGAAACACCCCTCTACGCCGCCCCTCCCCCCTCTGTGGAAGTGTTTGGTTCATCCTCGCTCAAGGGCGAGGATACCCACCGCGTAGCCGAGACGGCTGTTGTAGGCCTCATCCCCGTCATTGACGATAAGGGCTTCACCACCCTGCATGAGCCAAACGAAGACGGCGAGGCTGGCGATTTGGTGGCCTCAGTCTGGCGCGATGACTGGCTCCCGCGCTTCGTTAAGGGCTGTGACGGATGCGACCACGGATGGCCCATCCACACCCATCGGCCTACGTCGAACCCTTACGGCGATTGTCCAGACTGCGTGAACGGCATCTGCTCGATGAACTGCTCTTCCGCTACGCTGGTCAGCACCACGGCGCACATAGCGCACGATATGAGGATGGGGCGCTTTCCTAGCAGGTCGAGCCCCACGCAGTTTCTGGCCGAACAAGCCGCCGTCAGCACCGCCGAACAGGTGGGTACGAGCGAAGCTCGTGAACCAAATCCCTCTGTGGAAGTGGAGAGGCTGAGGGACGTATTGGCGCAAGCCTATGTGGACTACCAGAACGGCGCTGCGGCCCCCGGCGACACCATGTTTGATTTCATGGCTAAGCGCGTTTCCGCCCTTCAAGCCGCCCTCTCTCGTAAGCAGGAACCGGGTGTCCCTACTCCGGGTGCGTGGATTGAGTGGTCGGGCGGTGAGAACCCGTGCGGCGACGACATGGTCGAGATCAAATGTCGCGGCGGCTACTCGATGGTTGGCATGGCCTCCGCGATTTCGTGGACGCACCCAGCTTGGCCTGCTGATCCGAAGTCTGGCAACGGCGACATCATCGCCTACCGCATCGTCCCTACTCCGGGTGGAGAGGGAGAATGAGGGCGCATTCCGGCGCAAGCGCCTCCATACCCACCTGTGACGAAGCGACAGAGCGGCTAATCACCGACTACCTGCAAGCGTTCTCCGCCGCCAACCCAGACAGTGCGCAGCCCGTCATTCGCTACCGCGCGGGTTGGTTCCGCTTCGGAAGCCAAGGCGTCCGCACGGCCTACCGCAGGCGTGATGTCAACGAAATGATCGAACGCTTGAAAGCAAGAACAGCCCCCTCCGACACACAGCCGGGTACGCAGCCGGGCCTTCCCGGCGAAGTGAAACAATCCAACCAGGAGAAATCGGAATGACCGCCGTTCACCCTGACAAGACCGCCATCCGTGCCGTTGACGCTTGCGGCGGAACGTACAGCGCGGCGCAGATCGCCAGCGGATACGCGGCGGGGCACAGCGCGGCGCTTTGCGAGGCCATGAAGGCTGTCGTGGATGCCGACGTTCTGACGGCGGAACTGCTGGAAGCCCTCGCGGTCCTGCTTGGCCACGATGAAGCGGACGAGGGGTGCATGGCAACCCAAGCCCACATCGACGCGAGGGAACACGCAGACGCCCTCATCGCCAAGGCTACCGGCCAATGACCGCCCATAGCGAGCTTGTGGCCCGGCTGGAGGGGGCCTCCGAAGGGTCGAGGGAGTTGGATGCGCTGGTCTGGCTGCGCTTCAATCGCCCCGAATACACTGGCGGCGTCAAAGCCCTTGAGATGCGTGGCTGGTACGACGGTCGGGGCCACCTGATCCTCGAAACCGACGCGGGCGAAGAGGTGGCAGACGACCTTCCCATAGGCCACGTCACCACCAGTCTCGACGCCGCCCTCGCGCTGGCAGAGCGCGTTTATCCTGACGGCTGGTTGGACCTCTACATCCGCGGTGGAAAGGCGTCAGCCGCTCAGTGTTTCGAGGGCAACCGCGCCTACACCGCGACCCACGCCTCAAACCCTATCGCGGTCTGCATCGCGGTCCTCCGCGCCCAACCCCAACCCGATGGAGAGAAGACGTGAGCGCGCCTTACCGAAGGCAACGCCTCGGCATCGTCAACCACGTTGGCGGTCTGTGGACGCCGGAGACTTTCGACACTGTCGAGGCCGGGCAGGCGTACATCGCTGCCACCATGCGCCGTAACCCGACGTGGGACTTGACAAACCATAAGGTCGTCCCGGTTCGCGTCACCGTGTCGGTCGTGAAGCAGCCAGCGAAGAAGGCATCCACATGACCGCCCCTGCAAGCCCTCCTGTAGCTGTAGGAGTGGACGAACTGATCGCTGCCCTCAAGCGCGCTCGCCCGTATGTCGCGGACCTTCCGATTGTCGGGGATGCCGATTTGGAGATTATCGACGATGTTCTGTCCCGCGCCCTCGCCTCTCCGGGTGATGGTTCATCGGCTGACGCCGATACTCACCGAAGCGCGGGATGGCCGGTTCTGGCTGACCGCGAGCGGCTGGCGTTTCTCATCCGGTGCTCCATCGGTGAGTGCATCATCGGCCCAAGCCACGCCTTCCACGCCGCTGAGTTCATCATCAGCGAGGGCCGCGAGGAAGACCCGCCAGCAGCCTCAGTCTCGCCAGGTATGGAGACGCTGCAAGCGTCGGAATGCACAAAGGAGGGAGACCAGTGAGCGGCGTGGAACTGGCGGCTTGTCCGTTCGACGGATGCGCCGCTGAAGTCCGGCTCGCGATGGATGAGTTTCGGCGCGCCCGGCACGTCGTTGTCTGTCGCGGATGCGGAGCAAAAAGCGACTCGTCAATCGGCGAACAGGCCGCTATCGCCGCATGGAACCGCCGCGCCGTCCCTATGGAGGCTGTGGCTTGGCGTCTTCGGCGTGTCGGCGTTGAACAGTGGAACCTGTGGGATTTGGACCCTCGGATTGACAACCCGGCATATGCGAACGCGGACACATGGGAAGTCCAAGCCCTCGCCCTCATCCCACAAGCAGAAGAGACGTGAAATGACTTTGGTTCATTCGCCTTCGGCTCATACCCACCGAGACGCCGAAGGGGCTGTTCTAGCCGCCCTAAAGGAGTGCGAAGAGGTCTTGCGGCTGTCGGAACATCCCGCGCTTCCTGACCCGCTGTACCACGAAGAGGTCAAGGCTTTGGGTCGCCGGATTGGCTTCGGTGCGCTGATGAGCACCGCCTCGGCGGGCTGGCGAGAGGTGTCGGCTGAACACGGCTATCCGGTCGGCGGCGAGTTTGTGGCCGGGCCGTGCTTTGCCACGCTGCAATCGACACTGGCGCAGGTCCGCGCCGCACTGGCCCTGTCAGCGGCCTCGGTCTCGGTGGGTACGAAGGCGTCAGCCGAAGTGAACCAAAAGGACACCCCAGCATGACCACCCTAGACCGCGAACCGACCGGCTGGCAGACGATTGATACGCACGACAACTCCCGCGACCCGGCTTTGGTGCTGACACCGAAGGGTCCGAGGGTCGCTTGGCGCAATCACCCTTCGTCAAGGACGGACACATGGCTCTCGCTGCCGGGTCACTGGCAGATCACGCCGACCCACTGGATGCCCCTTCCCCCCGCACCTGACACCGTCAGCACTAAGGAAGGCAAATGAAGCCGAGGCCGTATCAAGAGGAGGCTGCCGACTTCCTGTACGAACATGACCGGGCGATGATCCTGGCGGCGGTCGGCGCGGGCAAGACGATGATTACGTTGCTGGCCATGGCCGCGATGGTCCACGACGGCGTCGCACGCCGGTGGCTGGTGCTTGCGCCTCTCCGCGTTTGTGAGCTTGTCTGGCCTGTCGAGGTCACCAAGTGGGCGCCGGGTCTGTCCATGGCCGTGGCCGTGGGCACGCCGGCGCAGAGAGCCGCGGCGTTCGCGTCGGGCGCTGACGTGGTGGTCGCCAACTACGACACGATCCAGACCCTGCCGGATCTGGACGGCTTCGACGGGGTGGTGTTCGACGAACTGACCCGGCTCAAGAACCCGTCCGGCGCACGCTTCAAGGCGCTGCTCAAGAAACTGGCGCCCATGCGGTTCCGGTGGGGCTTGACCGGGTCGTTCACGTCGAACGGGCTGGAGGACGTGTTCGGCCAGTGCAAGGTGATCGACGAGACGCTCCTGGGGCGCTCCAAGGGCGCCTTCCTCCAGACGTGGTTCATCCCCATCAGCCGCGAGTTCGGACAGTGGGTCGCCCGACCGAGCGCGCTGGCGGGCATCATGGCCAAGATCAAGCCGGCCACGTTCGTGCTGGAGCCGGGCGACTACGCCGACACCCTGCCGCCGCTGCACGTCGTCGAGGTGCGGTCGACCATGGACATGAAGGCTTACGACCGCATGAAGCGGGACTACGTCGCACAGGTCGGGACCGAGACGGTCACCGCGCTGACGGCGGCGGCGATGACCAGCAAGCTCCAGCAGCTGGCGGGCGGATGGGCGTACTCGCCCAAGCCGGTCTGGTTCTCATCGCACCGCTTCGACCGGCTGGAGGAACTGCTGGCCGAGAACCAGCGGGCCAACACCCTGGTCGTCTATAACTACCGCGAGGAGTTGGCCGAACTGAAGCGGCGCTACCCGCAGGCGCAGACGCTGGACGACGCCGACGCGATCGCCCGGTGGAACGCCGGGCAGATCGAGATGCTGCTGGTCCACCCGAAGTCCGCCGGCCACGGCCTGAACCTCCAGTTCGGCGGGTCCAAGGTGGTGTTCGTGTCGCTGCCGTGGTCGCTCGAGTTGTTCGAGCAGACGGTCGGGCGGCTGCACCGCAGCGGGCAGAAGCACCCGGTGTGGGTCTATGTCATGATGACCGAGAAGACGATCGACGAACGTATCTGGCAGTCGCTGCACGACAAGCGATCGCTGTCCGAACTGGCCGCAGAGGAGTTGGCTACATGACAAACCGAGACACACGCACGTTGGTTGATCGCTACCGGGCGAACCCGCCCAAGCACCACCCCTGCAATCCTATCCCATCCTATGACAGCCCGGTTGAGCCGGGCGTCTGGAACGTGCGCTCCGACCACGAGTGTGATGCGCTGCGCCTAACGTCTCCACGGGGCTATTGCAGTTCGGTTTCGCTGGATCAACGCCAGACCCCAGGAAGCCGTGACGTTTTGGCATATCAAATCCAAGTCACCCTTCGGGTGCTGTCCGAACTGGCCGCAGAGGAGTTGGCTGCATGACCCCTAGAGAACAACCCGACCCGGCGTTCCTGATTAGCTGCTCGGCCGTGACCGCAGGTATAGCGACGGCCATTTCCGGTGCTGACGCGCTAGTGTGCTTTTTCATCACTCTCAGCGTTCTGGCTGGACTTTGCAGCTTCCATGTACCGAAAGACGACCGATGAACTGGACTGAACTGATCGCCCGGCTCCCGCGCATGACCGAGCGAGAACTGAAGGACGCGATCGCCGCGGAGGCGGCGGGCGAGGCTCGCGCCTCGCACCTCGCCCGGCTGCACACCCGCTACGGCAAGCTGCGCAACGCCAGGGAGCGCCGCGAGCTACTGCGCCGGGTCTGACATGGCGTTGGCAGGCTCTCCTGGCCGGGTCATGGCGTTGGCCGCCCCTCGCGACGCCGCGCCGTAGAACCGGGGGTCGGTCAGGATGCGCATGACCGGCCCGCGGTCGGCGGCGGGCGTCATGGCGATCAGGTCGGCCATGCTCGCGCCCGACTGATACGCCTGCGCCAGCGCGCGGCGGGTCTGCTGCGACACCTTGGCGTCGAGCAGCATGGACCCGAGATCCATGGCCAACCCCATGGGCGCGTTCCCGAAGGCGGCGGCGGTGCGGGTGCGCTGGAACGGCGCCTTGCCGGGACTTAGCAGCGCGCGCGCCGCCGGTGCGCCTTGCGCGGCCATGGCGCCGATGCGCTGGTCGCGCGCCAGTTCGCCTGCGTTCAACCCCTCCACGGCGGCGAGGTCGCCCTCGGCGCGGCGCACGGCCATGGCGTTCTGCGCCGTCACGTCTCCAGCCATGGCGTTCGCCGCCGCGGCTTCCTGCGCGGCCCTGGCGCGCGCCGCCTCCAGTGCGATGTCCGCGTCGGTCTTGGCCCGCGCCGTCGCCCGCCCGGTCTCGGCATTCTGCGCGGTGAACCGCCCGGCGACGTCCGCCTCCTGGTCGAGCACGCTGGCGGCGTTCTTGAGCGCGTCCAGTTGCCCCGGCTCCAGCGTATCCGCCAGGTCGATGCGACCGCGTCCGAAGATGCCCGCGACCGCGTCGGGGCTTTCGCCGCGCAGCAGGTTCGAGAACTGCGTCGGGTTCTGGCGCAGCATCCAGCCCGCCACACCCATCATCTCCTGCCGCTCCAGCGCGCGCATCCCGGCGGAGTAGGTGTCGAGGTACGCCTGCCACTCCGGCCCACCGGCGGCGCGGATGGCGTCCTCAAGCTGCTTGTCCACCATCTGCTGCACTTCGCGGACGGTCTGCCCGCGTCGCGCGGCTTGGCTGGTGATCTCGCCGCCGCGCCCGGTGCTCAGGGCGCTGGTGATGATGTCGTCGAGGTCGTCCTTGCGGAAGGCGTAGATGTCCTCGGCGCTCGGCACGCCACCCCGGCGGGCGGCCATGGCGTCGAGTTCCGCCGCCACACGCGCGAGCACGCGGCTGTTGGTGGTGCCGACGCCGGGGGCGTCCGCCATCTGCATCAGCCGCTCGGAGATCGGCGCGACGGTCAGTTGGCCGGAGGCGTCCGCCGCCGCCAGCAGTTCGGCGCGCATGGGCGCGGTCGCAGCGCGCAGGGCCTGCTTGGCCTCGGCCTCGCTGGTGCGAGCTGCCGTCAGGTTGGTCCCGCCCGCCATGTCGTCGATCGCCCGTTGCGCCTGCGCGCGGCTCGCCGCGTAGAAGTCGGACGCCTCGCCGGCCCCTACGCGCAGGTCCTCCAGCGCCGCCGCGCCTTCGCGGGGCACCGCACGGGCGGCGGCTTGTGCCTCGCCCACCAGTTGCTCCCCGGCCTGCGTTGTGCGGAACTGCTGCTGCTGCACACGCGCGGCGGCGGCATCGCCCGCCGTCTCCGCCGCCTGCACCGCGCCTTGCGCCGGGGTAAGACGGGCCTGTCGTGCGGCCTCCTGCGCGTCAGAGATGACGCGGAACGCACGAGGGTCCGCAGCGCGGCCCGCCTCGCCGACCGCCATGAACACGTCGGCGGGGACGCCCGCGTCCACCAGGGCCTGCTGCGCCGTGACGTCAGGGCCTGCGTTGCGCAGCGCGGCGAGGGCAACCTCGTAATCGACGCCGAGAGCCTGCCGGACGATGCGGGCGGCGTTCTCGGTGCCGAAAGTGCCTACCGCCTTTTGCCAGAGCGTCGCGACGGTGTTGATCGCCGCCGACGCGGGTCGCGCGGCTATGGGCATCAGCGCGCCGATGACCGCGCTGGTCCCTGCGTCCTGGTCGGCCAAGGGTGCTGACGCTATGGCTGCCCCCGTAGCGCCCGCGGCTGCGTTCTCGGCCAGATAGCCGAGTTTTTCCGCTGCCGTCCGCGCAGGAGCGCCGAGAGGTGCCGCCGCGCGCGGCAGCATGCCGCCTGCGGGCAAGGCTTCGCCGATACGGGCGAGCGAGCGCCCTGCGCGAGCCGCGCCCGGTATGGCCGTCTCGATCAACCGCCCGGCGCGCGTAGCTGCGTTGCCGGCCACGCCGACGCCGGGGATCGGGGCGAAGACTTGCCCCGCGACCCTCCCGGTCTCCACGGCGCCGCCGAGCCCCGCGTTGTTGCGTTCGGCGTCGACGCGGCTGTTGTTCGCGGCGAGGAACTCGTTTGCTTGCTGAGAGATGCCGCGCCCCAGGTCGCCCATGCCAGGTAGGTAGCTCATGGCGTTACCGCCGAGCCGGGCGATACCCCCCGCGATGTCGTTGACGCCGCCAGCCAAGCCCACACCGATGCCCATCATAGACCCAAGGACCGGGTTCTGGCGCATCCCGGCTACCGCCTGATCCAGCAGGTTGCCTTGCGGTGGGGCTTCAGGAGGAAGTTCCTCAACCGTGATGGCGCCGCTGGACGGGTCAGCGCGCTGGCCACTGGCCGCCGCCGCGGTCGCCGCGTCGTCGAACTGCTCCTGTTCGATGGCCTTTTGTAGCGCCACGTCGGCGGGGTAGCCTTGGTCCATGAACGCGCGGACGCTGTCCTCGCGCGTCAGCGCGCCGCTGTACTCGCCCGTCTCACGAGGGACCGCAGGTGCCGGGGTGGCGTTACGGCGGCGGGCGGGCGCTGCGGCAGCCGGGCGGCGCGAGGCTGGGGGCGGCGTGACGACCCACGGCGAGGCGGCCTGCGCCGGGGCAGGCGCGGCGGGCGGGGGCGTGACGACCCAAGGGGACTGCTGCGCCATTACTGCGGCACCCATCGCGTGCCGTCCGAGACGAACGTCGCCCCGGTCTGGCTGTTGGACAGCGTAGCGCCTCGCGCACCGACGGGCGGCATACCTGCGCCGCCCCCACCGCCAGAGTTGCGGATGTCAGCGGCGTATGCGTCGCGGACGGCTTCCGTAACCCGTTTGATGGTTGCGAGCGCGCGGCGGAGGTCTTCCGGGCTTGCCTGTTGGTCCAGCGTGGCGAGGGTCGATTGCAGCAGGCGCATGTCGGCGTCGGACACGTTGCCAAGCGCGCCGCCGGTGGGCGAGTTCCGGCGCATCTGTTGCAGTTCGTTGAACGCCACGTTGGCCCGGATGGTGTTGAGGTAGCCCGCGAGCCTTTTGGGCGGCGACCCAGGAACCCAATCAAGGGCGCCTGCCACACCCGCCGTGGCCCAGTTGGTGCTGTCCATGGCCAAGTCGATGGTGTCGAGCGCGGTGTTCGCCTTGCTGAGGGCGTCCTCAGCCGCGCGGTCCGCCGCCGCCGCGCGATCATCAAGACGCTCTTGCCGCCGCTCCTCGGCGGGGGTTGGCGCGGGGGTCAGCGGCGCGCCCGTCGGTCCGCGCAGCAGTTCGCTTCGACCATCCGCGTAGACGCGTGTGATGCCTTCGGGCGTAGAGAGGTCCTCGAAGTCCGTCGGGTCGGGCGTCTTGGTGCGGGCGGCAGGCATGACGGCCCCCGGCGCGAGGAGGTTGGTGTCGCGAGGGACCAAAGACCCACCCACGTCGTCCATGGCGAACTCTCGCGTGAACGTCTTGAGCAACGCCCGACCTTCGTCGGTCGTGGCCAGTTCGTTGTCCAGAAGGGCCGACCGCTGCTCGACCGGCGCGGCACGAAACCGCCCGGCATAGGCGTCCATCTGCTCTTGGGGAACGCCCATGGCCACGGCCTGCGCAGACACAGCGGCGATGTTTTCGTCGGAGGGGTTGTTGCGGATCGACGCGAGCGCCGTCCGCATGAAGTCCTGAAGGCTGTCGCGCTGCTCAGTAGCCGCCTTGCCTGCCGCGCGGCCCTCCGCCGCGCGGTTGTTGAACAGCGTGTCGCTGGCGCCCGCCGCCTCCAGATACGGAGCGGCGTCCGGCCCGGCCATCCGCACGAACTCGTTGACCGACGCCGGGTCCGCGTAGTCCACCGCAGCCGCCCGCTGGCGCACCATGGCGTTGCGCTGCGCGGCGGCTTCCGCCGCCTGCATGGCCATCTGGTTCTGCCGGTACTGCTGCCCGCGCGCCAGCGCGCCCTGATAGTCAGGGGTCTCTATCCCGATGGCTTGCAGGGCGATCCGAGGGTCAAGAGGCATCAGCCGCGCCCCATGCCGAACATCTGCGCAGCCGCGTTCTGCGCCTGATTGATCGCGTTGGTGTAGGCGTTGGCCTGCCCGATGTAGCCCGAGGCGCGCGCGTTGCCCGCGCCAAGCTCGTTCTCGCCCAGAGACCTCCCGAGGTCGCCTGCCGCCCCGGTCAGTTGGTTGGTAGCCGTCTGGCCGGCGCCCATCAGGCTCTGGAGCGGGTTCAGTTGGTTCGAGCGGTTGGTCTGGTAGCGGTTGAAGGCGTTTTGGTACTCTTGCGACGCCATGTCCTGCCCGTACCGCTGCACGCCTTTGAACATGGACCCCGACAGGACCATGCCGCGCGCCGCCGCCGATCGCTCCAGCGCCTTGTTGCCCTCGGCCAGCCGGAAGGCGTAGCCGGGGTCGGCCTCAAAGTCGTTCATGCCGAAGTCGCGCCCGTAGCGACCGTAGTCGCCCGCCGATGCGTTGCCGCCGATGCCCAGCAGTTCCATGATGCGGTTCTGGCCGGTAATGCCGCCCTGCCGGAACGGCTCTTGCAGTTGCACCTGCCGGTCGAACATCTCCCGCTGGAGACGCGCGCTCTCGGCGGCGGAGGCGACCTGCGCGTCGGCGGCGCGGCGCGAGGCGCGCGCCTGGTTGTTCGCGGTGAGGCCGGAAATAACGTCAGGCAAGGGGAAACTCCTCACGATAGGCCGCGAACGGCTCACCATACATCAGCATTACCGTGGGGGCCAGACGCAGCGCAGCGGGCTGGCCGTGGCACAGCAGGACGGCCAGCAGCACCACGTCGTAATAGGCCGCGCGCCAGACGTAGGACTTCTCGTCGGCCTTCCCGGCCTCCTCCGCGACGTTGGCCGCGTGCCACTTCAGGATGGCAGTGGCCATGGCGCCTTGCAGCGCGGGGGCGTGCGCCAGATAGAAGGGGTTGCCCGGCATGGCGACCAGCGCGCCCCACAGCGCGGGCATCACGTCGTCGACCGCGTCGCCGTCGTGCATGTCGTCGAACGCCTGGATCGTGCTCCACAGGTCCAGCAGCCAGTCGACCGCCGGCTGCGGCAGATCCAACTGGTTCACGAAGTGGTCGCGGAGTGTCGAGATCACGAGATGGTCCTCCCGCTGGCGCGGATGTTGATCGCCGTCGCGGTCCCGGCCAGCGTCGAGATGAAGCTGCCCGGCAGCAGCACCTGCCCGATCACCTCCGGGCACAGGTAGGTCTGCCCGGGCTGGATGCTGACCGTCTTGATGACGAGGTTGGCGTTGCCCGCGTTGTCGAGCGCCGTCACGAGATTGACCGACAGCGTCGCGGCGGAGGCGCTGTAGTTGGTGGCGGTGAACTTGTCGATGATCGTCGTCACCGCCGTGGAGGTGTACTGCGTCGTCTGCGCGTTCTCCGCGGTCTTGGAGGGGATCAGGACGCGAACGTAAACGGCCATCTGGCCCTCCTATATCGTGAACACGAAGCGGACGCGGCCCGGCAGCCCGGACGACCCGATCGTATTACCAAACGTGGGGATGCCCCCGTCGCCGCCCGCGCCGCCTACAAGCCCCCCGTCCCCCGCGGTCGCGGCGGCGCCGTCGATGGTGGCTACCGCGCCGCCGCTGCCGGTGGTGTTGGTGCTGCCGCCCGAGGCCGTGCCGCCCGCGCCTTGCGTATAGGAGCCGTCCGACAGGCCGCCTGCCCCACCGTTCGCGATCAGCGAGGTCAGGGTGTAGGAGCCGCTGAACACCGTCGAGGTGCCGCCGGTGTTGCCGGGGTCGGGCGTGTTGGACCCGGTGCCTTGCTCGCCGACGGTGTACCGTATCGTCTTGCCGGTGTCGGCGCCCGACAGCGCGATGACGATCTTGCAGTAGCCGCCGGCCCCACCACCGCCGCCCTCGAAGTCCCCAAGCGTGGCGAAGCCACCACCACCGCCGCCACCCCACGCCTCGATGGTGACGCTGGACGGCGTAGCGGGGACCGTGACCGACCCTATCCCGGTGGAGAAGTCAAAGATGACGAGGGTCGGCGACGTCTGCGCGCTCAGGCCCACCGTTGCCGCCATGACGCCGCTCATCAGGTCAGCCCCAGGCCGGAGATGATCCACGACGTCGCACCGACCTTGACCAGCGAGGCCATGCCATTCTGCGCCAGCGTGCGGGTGCCGGTCGTCGTCGAGTTGACCAGCGTCATCGTGTCGGTCGTGATGGCGATGGAGAGCGCCGAGGCGTTGATGTTGATGATGACGATGGCCGTGCCGATCGGGAAGGCGACCGAGGCGTTGGCCGGGACCGTCAGGGTCAGGGTCGTGCCGTTCATGACGATCGACTTGCCGCGGTTGGCCAGCACCAGTTGGTAGTTGGCGACGTTGAGCGTCTGCGGAACGTCAAGGAAGCCCGCCGCGTGCGATGCGGCGGCGGCGTCCTGGATCGTCGTGGTGCCGGTGAACGCCGCGTTGTTGATCGGCGCGTAGGTCGCCGCTGCCGCGGCTGCGGTGATGCCGTCGGCGATGCCGTACCCGGCCAGCGTCGTCGGGGTGGTCGTGACGTCCGCCCACGGGACGCCCGTGGCGCTCACGTCGTTGGTCCCGTAGAGGTCGTCGTAGGTGCCGATCAGGCCACCGGCGCTGTCGCGCAGGACGAACTTGTAGGCGACACCGCCGGTCAGCCACACCTCGCTCTCAAGCCGCCCGGCGGCGTCCATGATGATTGGGTTGGCGTTCGGCGTGGCGCCCGAGGTGGACGTGTAGGTGGCCTGCGGCGTCGTCGTGCCTGCGGCGTAGGTGTAGAGCAGCCCGCCGGTCAGGGGGTCGCCGGAGTTGTCGAGGAACTGCCAGCCAGCGCCGCCGAGGGTCGAGAGGAAAACGGTCATTGGTCAACCTGCGTGATGCTCAGAAGTGCCGAAGGCCCCGCGGGAGAGAAGGCGGTGGCCGCGGTGGCGTCCAGCGTAACATTGATGTCCGGCGATGCCCACATCACCTGGATGTAGTCCGTCTGCGCCAGCAGGATCGTCGTGACCAGCGAGAAACCGACCTCGGCGTCGTTGCCCTGCACGCGGCACCGCTTCGCCGTATTGGCCAGATCCGTGCCGTTCTTGCGCAGCCAGATGTATGCCGAGGCGTCCCCGGCGGATGTCTTGTCGAGTTGCGCGTCGAAGGCGACCAGATACGCCCCGGCGACGCCGGGCGACACCTGCGACGACGAGGCCAGCCCGATACCGGCGGACACGAGGGTGGTGTTGAAGGTGACCGCGGTCGCGGTGTCGATCGCCGCCAGGGTCTGCGTGGCCGTGGACGCAAACGACCCGACCTTGCGAGGCACGGGGACGACAGGCGGGGCGAGGGACAGGCCCTGCACGTCGTCGCGCAGGACACCGACGACGGCCTCGGTCTCGGCGGCGCTGAACGGCGCGAGCGAGAGGTCGCTGATGGAGATGTCCGTGGTGCCGCCGCCGGTCTGGCCGAACTGGTTGAACAGGAACCGATACCACTCCCGCGACATGATCGTGCTGCCCGGCTCCAGCAGCGGCACACGCGCGGCGGGGATCGAGGTGATGTCAGCCATCGGTGCCGCTCACCATCAGTTCGGCACCCATGATCGCCACCTTGACGGCGGCGCTGCCGGAGACCTCGTAGACCCGGTCGCGCAGCTTGTTGGTCATGCCGAGGCGGCGCCAGATGACGCGCGTCTGCGACTGCCCAATCTCGCCCATCGACCGCCAGTGCTCGTTGGACCATGTGTGACCGCCGTCGTCGGACCAGCGCAGCATCACCTGCGGGTCGGCGTCCACGGTGGTCGTCAGCCCGAGCGTCAGGGGGACGCCCGAGGACACCCACAGCGCGACGCCCGTCTCGACCAGCAGGTCCACGTCGTAGGCGCGTCCGTTCAGGCCGACGCCCGTCTCGCAGACCAGTTGCAGCGCGTGCTGCGCCGTGCGCTTGAAGTCGTTTTGCCCCGTCGGCAGCGCCCGCCACCGGCGCAGCCACTTCTGCACGAGGCCGTTGTCGGCGTAGGTGTCGAGGTCCAGTTCGTAGAGGTTGCCGTTCTCGTAGTCGCCGACGACCAGCAGGCCGTTGAAGTTGACGAAGCAGTTGGACCGATGCCGCGTGAAGATGCCGTTGTCCAGCCCGCGGCGCTCGTGCCAGGCCGCTGTCGCGGCGTCATAGGTCCACGTCGTGTCGGCCAGCGGGAAGTTGAGGACGTAGAACTCGTGACCGTCCTGCTGGTAGGAGTAGGCCACCGCGTCCGACATGTCGGCGTAGCTCTGGATGGCGAACTCGACGGCGTGCGTCGAGATGCGCTGCGCCGCGTAGCCGTTGGCGCGGTAGACGATGCCCCGACCCCGGCTGTCCTGCCCCAGCCATGCTATGCTGTTGTCCAGCTTGGCGATCGAGTTAGGCGCGACGCAGCCGACCTCGTTGTAGGCGCCTTGGATGCGCGACAGGGGGAAGTCGACGTCGCCGGAGTTGTACCAGACCTCAGTCGAGTTGGTCCCGAAGACCCACACCTCGCGGTGGTTGGCGACGAGGCCCACCACGTCGTCCGGCGCGCCCTCCGCGCTGGCGAAGTCGAGCGGGTCGACACTCGCGCCGTCGAACAGCGTCGTCACCCAGATCCGTTGCGAGTTCGGCTCCGAGAAGACGAAATAGCCGTCCAGATAGGCGACGGTGTTGGCGCCGGGGAAGTCCTCGTCGGTGATCTGCGCGAACACCTCGGTGTCGAAGTTGTAGATGTAGCCGTTCGGGTCCGCGGCGATGAACAGTTGCGTGCCGTTGTCCGCCATGGACACCGGCCCGCTGTTCTCGACCGTGCCGATCAGCGTGGCGACGCCGGCGGACGTGATCGAGTAGAACTCCTGCCCCGACACGACGTAGCCGGTCGTGCCGTGCATCCACAGGCCCTGGATGGGGCCGTCGCCGACCTCTGAGATGAACCTCAAGCCGGGGCACCGCTGGAGATATGCCGCCTCCAGCCCGCCCTCGGCCAGCACCTCCGGGTACAGGTTGACCATGCGGTTGTCGGCAGCGTTCGGGCTGCGCACCACATAGCTTGAGCCAAGAATCGGACTGTCCATGTCAGCTCGGCTGGTTGGTGTAGATGTTGTAGCGCGCCGACGTCCTTTGCAGCGCCGACGGCATCACCATCAGGTCGTTCGGGTTGTTGATCCGCTTGAGGTTCCGCTTGGACACCATGGCGATGCGCTTGACCTCCGACGATGCCTCGACGCCGAACTCCGGCGCCAGTTCGCAGGCCAGATTGTAGCGGAACGCCCGCATGTAGCCGGGCGGGAAGCTCAGGGTGGTGCCGAGCGACGCGGGCTGCGCCAGCACCTCCACCGAGATGAAGTGCCAGACCAGCGCCTGCGTCGGCACAGGGTAGATCTTGTACGTCGCGTTGGGATAGGTCGCGTTCGCGAACAGGACTTGAGGATAGGTGCTCGTCACCGTCTTGAGGACGATGGCGTTGTACGCATCCTCGTTTATGAGCATGGGCGTGAACGACAGGTTGTTCGGCGCGATGTAGTAGGTGCTGTCGTCCAGCAGGATGGGGCGCAGGCCGACGAAATCGCCCGAGGGGCCGATCGTGCGCGTCGCCTGGTTGGCGGGCCAGATGAAGGTCTGGTCTTGCGTGGAGTAGATCGAGAGCCGCTCGGTGCTCCAACTGTCGATCATCGTGTTCATCGCGGCCAGCGCATCCTGCGCCGTGTCCGCCGAGGGCACTTCCCCCTCTGCCAGTTGCCCGATCAGGCGGAGCGCGCCGTAGATGATGTCTCCTGCGGTCGTCATGCGCTCGTCCTGTCGTTGGAACGGGTAGGGCCGCCCCGCCGGTTAGAGCGGGGCGGGTAGGCGTCAGGCGATGCGGTACAGCGTCCAGGTGGCGGTGCCCGTCTTGCGGGCGCGGAACGCCTGCGCGGTGCCGGCGGTGGCCACGACGGTCGCGAGACCGACGAGGGTCCAGCCGGCGCCCGCGACCAGCGTGATGACGCCGGAGCCGGAGCCGTCGACGTTGACGACCGCGAGGTCGAAGGACGACCCGACCTTGGCGTTGCCGAGGGCGGCGTCCATCAGGGCGCCGGTCGGCAGGGTGTAGGAAGCCGCGGACGAACCGGGGCTGCCCAGCAGGATGCCGTTGGCGACCTGAGCCGCCGTCAGGGTGGCGGTGGCGGTAGCGGTGGCGGGGGCGGGGATGGTGCGGATCGGGGTTTCGGCGAGGTTGCCGTCACCGATCTGCGAGCCACCGCCGATGTTCGAGAGAGCCATGAGAGTGTCTCCTTCCGGGAGGGGTTAGCCGAGCAGGCGGGAAGCGGCGGCGGCGCGGATGGCGCCGTAGCCGTACAGGACGTCGATGCGGCAGGGCATGCGGTCGTTGTTGATGTCGTAATCACGAACGATGCGCATGG